CCTTCTTACCACGCCAGTCTCCCCACACTTCACTTGCGTTTACACGGACGAATGGCTTATTTGTTTCGTTTGTGTTTGGATTTGCAATTGTAAGTATTACACGTTTGCCTCGTGCCCATGCAGATCTTTTGTTTGTTCCTTCTAGAATACTGCCTTTATATTCTAAACGCTGTAGTTTACTCCAGCGTGGATACTGTGAGCGACGTTCGCCTTTGCTTGTTTGTGATGATCTTTGACGCTTCTTTGCCATGATTGATTCCTTCTGAATAAGTTGGCAGATTCTGTTTCGAGGCTCTGCCGGGCCCAGAGATTATGCCGCTAGGCGCATCTCAGGAGCAAAATTGTCATTTGCTTTTACTTTGTTTCTTGCGATAACCGTGCTTGCGCCGGACAACTCCACGCACCTATTAACTGTCAGTCGATCCCGATCACCCCCGCAAAATGCCACACTGTGACATGGAATTTGGTGGAGGTGGGGAGAATTGAACTCCCGTCCTGTCCAGCGTTGAGTTTGCTTCAACATTGCAGTATATTTATATGCTATTATAAGAAGAATGTCAACTATTTTCTGCCCATGTGTTTTGGACCGTTGTCTCTAACTATCCAACCTAAAAAACGATACCAACGTTTACTCAGCCGCTTGTACATAGGGTAGGTGCTCCAGTGGTCTTGCTGGATTTACACCTAAGAAATCGCCCCATGCACTGTAGTAGTGTCTCATGCCTACCTCATCGTGGATGGTTTGATTTTCGTGTCTACCATGCAGAATATTTCTTGCTTCTGTGCCTTCACGCATTGTAGTGCCTTGCCCAGCAACACCAATAAGGTCTTCGTGTAGATTACGTCCAAACGGTCCCCAGATACTGTTGTGGTGCTTGATGCGTGTAGCTCTTTCTTCAGGTGTGTCCTTGCGTAGTCCGTAACCTTTAAATTCAATTAAGACTTTATTAGGTCCTAGCGGAGTTACTGTGTCACTACGATAGGCACTGCCCCGTAGGTTAAAGTTGAAACCTGGGAAGAGGTCAACCATATACCACTGGTTAGGCGGCAAGTTTGGAAAACTTAGTTCGCCTCTATCTTCAAATCCATCATACTCTTCATAGTTAACAGTAAAACTGCTAACGTTGACATGTCCATTGTCAAAAGGAATGTTTTTTCTAGCAAAATATTCATCGTTAAAACCGCTTACTCTGTTAAAGTAATGCATGAAGTCGTGGTAGAATTCACTGTTTGTATCATGCCACAACTTGTAGTTAGTGTCAATGATTGCTTTGTGATAGTGAAACACTTCTAGTTCTTCAGTATCAATAGCATCTGCAATACAATCAAATGCACCTGCTGTCCACTGTTCTACATCCTGTGTTGGATTTGGATCCAGTGTTACCCAAACCATTTGTCCGTGCTTGACTTCGCAATGTAACGGTGTGCCTTCTATGGGTCCACTGAGTGTACCTGCTGGCTGCGTAATGCCTGTGTCTCTATAAGCATGAACCCCGTCCCTTGTGTTAACTGCTATTACAGGAACACCTGCTATTGTAGTTGTACGGAAATCACCTACATCATACATCTCACTTAGGTGACACATGGGTACCCAAACTTTACTAAAGATCATTTCTTGTTCTGCTAGGTAAACTGCATGATTGTTATAGCATTCACTACTAATGTATTCTACTTTTGGTTGCTTTAACCAATGAACATGGTTGCGTGGTGGCATTTGTATCTCCTATATGTATACAATAATATTTACATATGAGAGTGCGTGTTGTCTATAATTTTAAAACTATTAGTTAATAGTGTTTGTTTATTTTTTACCTTGACTGTCAACACTAAAATCATATGTGAGATATTCGCCTGTGTTTTTTTCGCCTGGACGAATTGACTTGTACTTGCCTAGTTGTTGCGCAACACCTTTTTGACTTCTATCTTTGGCTCTCTGCATTTGTTTTTTATTGCTGTCAGTTGCAGGAATACTGTAATTTTTTGGCATCATACGTTCTGGTTCTAGTACCCAAACGTACAGTTCTGAACCATCAGCATTTTCTATATGACTGAGATATAAACTTTCTTCAGGGATAGTTTGTTTAACAGGATAACCCAACATTGTAGTGATTGTTTTATATCCAGTAAAAGCACAAAAGAATGCAACAGGTATAACCACAAACATTATCAAAGCGTTGCGCCAAAAATGCACTCCGATAGCAAGCACTATTATAGTAAGCACAATCATACTGATAAAAAATGGTAAAAGGTTATAATCAAACATCATTGAATAAGGTTATAGACACCTTGTCTATTACCAGCCTTTCTTGCTATAAAGTTGCTTGGGTTATTGTTATGCCCAAGGTATGCTCCATCTTCGCTAACACTAAAACGCACTAAACTAAGTTGTTGTCCTGTTTCTATATAAGGCACTCTAGCAAAGTATGTTTCAACATAGGGATTAATTTTAATCACTGTAATTTCTATCTCACCTGGCAGGTCTTGTCTTGCTGTACCTTTGAAGACTGTTATTTTTCTGTTGTATACATGTGCCATAACCTGATATTCGCCTGCTAGAACACCTCGTAGTGTAATAACTTCTCTGTTAAGGTGTATAAATTTCTTTTCGACACCTTTTTGATAACTATCATTTCCATATCCAAGATCATCTTTTTCTAAATTCATTAAACCTGAACTTTTTTGTAGGAAACTTACAATGTTACCTGCTGGGTCTTTAATCCATAAATCTACGTCATCATTGTAATCATGATTCCACTCTATTACAATCATGTAGTCTGCTTTTTTAACTACATCACCTTTTTTTGCTACAGGATTGATAAGGATAAATGCAATCATGAACAGATACACAAATCCTATTACAAGATTGAATAGTAAATCTGTAAATCCAATTCCGCTTTTGTATTTTAATCTATTACCGGGATTCGACATTAACTAACTGCACCTTTAGTACTTGGCTACACACCATTCCAACTAGTGTTGTATACAATGCTGTGCTCATGCCTATTGCCATGTCTGTAAGTGCAGTTTTTACACTGGTAGTGTCTGCAACATTCAGACTTTCGAAACTACCACCTAGCATCAGAATAAATCCAATAACTGTGCCAATCATGCCCAGTGCAAGCAATAGTTCAGTAACAAACCAACCTATGTTTACACCTACTTTGACTATCTCGCCTTTGCTTCTTTTATAAGTTAGATAACCTACAAATGCACTGGTTACAAAGAATACTGTCAATATCGCAAAACTTAGTCGTGTAATATCCTTTGCAAGTAATGCATCAACAAAACCAAAACTATAGGCAGCAAACATTGCAGCACCACTAGTGCAATACAACAACCACCACCTCAAAAACATTGACATAGTTGTTCCCCGTATTGTATTTATAGTAAATACGCTATGTGGAAAAAACTAAAAAAATGGTGTACAATAGATCACATTGTGGATCTGTGTGTTGATTTATTTCTAATCATCTGGGATGTTATAACAAGTCCTGTACTTATAGTGATGCGTATCCTGCGTCACTTTATAGGTGAATGGATTGTTGATTGTATAAAAGGGTTTTTCCGTTGGATAGCACATTGGTTTGAGCGAAAACGTGCTTATAGATTGGAACACGGTCACGGCATATTTAGAACCTATTGGTTTTTAATTTTACCAAGTCCTGTTATTGTATTAGTTCTATGGTTATTGGGTATGTTGGTTTATGGAATGACACTTGGTTATCAAGAATTTAAACAAGAAGATCCCAACAGTGGTATTGTTAAACTATTAGGCGACTAACCAAAGCACATTGCTAATAGTTTTGCCACACCCTCCATGCGTACAGCAAAAGGCAAAATTGCTACTGAAATAATTGCTATTACAGCCCAGATTATCCATACACTGGTATCAGAAGTCAACGTCTCTTCCATTTATACTGTAGGTACTGCCGTTAAACCCTGCTTGTAGTTTTTCTTCGTCAGTCATGTTTTCACTGTTCATGCGGGTCCTTGGATTGAACGGTGTGGTTTCCTGTTTGTGTTCCTTGGGTGAG